TCCGGCCACACCGGCCAAGCCGTTGACGCTGTCGTTGATGTCGGCCTTGTAGACCCAATCGAGCCAACCGCCCTCAATCGTGTGGACGCGGTAGCGGTTGATGCCATCGCCCCAGATGTAGAACATGTCGTGCTGCTCGAACGGCGCTCCCGCGTAGGCGTTCTCGCCGCTACCGGCGTTGTCCGTCACCTCTGGCCACCAGCCGCCGCCCTTGACGTGGAGCGCATAATGAACGTGACGGCTAGGCTGCGCAGGCTTCTGAGCCGGGACCTGAACGCTCGCGCCCGCGCCGCAATACGCAGCCCATGCCGCCGCGTCTCCGTAGAACAGGTCGAAGTCAAGATTTCCGCCCCAGCACGACAGGCGGCCATCGCTGGCGAACTGCCACGCGCCGACAACGCCATCGGCGCTGGGAGCGTCCCAGCCTTCCGCCTGCGCGAATGTGGGCGAGGGAACCTCGGGATACGCCGCGACCCAGCGCATGCAGTTCTGCTCGACGCCGCCTTGGTTGAATCGCCAGGGATTTGCGTAAATCCAGCACCAGACGCCCTTTACGTCATGCACGCGGCGCACGAACGCGTTGACCCATGCGACATCCTGATTGCCCTCCCAGTCGAGGACGGGAACGCCGCTGCCGAAATACCCCGCTGCGTGCTGCATGAAGTAATCGGCTTCCGCCACGGGGTCGGAATTGCCCGCGAAATGGTAGAAGCCGCGAAGCAGGCCGGCATCGCGTGCCTGACCCCAGTGCTTGTCGCACGACGGGTTGACGTAGCCCGTGCCCTCGGTCACCTTGATGATGACTCCGTCTACTTCGGCTGCTGCTGCTCGCAAGTCAAGCCCATCCTGATACGACGCTACATCAATGAAATGGATAGCCATTGCTCCGCCTTCCGTTAGATTTGTCCTTTGTTGCCGTCGCCCTGCTTTGCCGTGGCGGCGCTGGTGCCAATCAGGGCACCGACGAGAACGCCTGCCGAGTTTAGGGTGAGGACGACGCTGTCGACGTTCGGCCAGCCCCAAGCAGGGCCTACGGCACCCACGAACGCCGCAGTTGCGGGAAGTGCGATGAGGCCGACCCATTTCAAGACTTTGTAAAGCTTGTCGGGAATAAGATACTCTTTCATGCAAATTGCTCCTTTCATTTGTCCTTCGTTGGCAACGACATCATCTCGTCATGCAGGTTCGTCGCGATGCCGTTGCCGCCTAGATGATGATAACTCATGTAGGTGCGCTCCATCACTTCCTTGTCCACCGTGGAGGCGTAGCCGACGCGCATCGCATGATGATGGGTTCTCATGAGTTCGCTCCTGAGCAGCGCACGCAACGCCGATTTGACTAACTCGTTATCCTCTTCGGCCTTCTGCTTCTCTGAACGCATATGCGACAGCATGATGCCGAACATCGAGGCGATTGCCGCAATGGAGTAGATTGCGAGCTGAGAATCGAGCCTAGGGTTCGAAATGAACGTTGCGAGCGCGGCAATAGCGCACGGGATGCAAACCCATAAAAGTTTTTCCCAGAATTCCTGCATACAGCTCTTTCGGTTGGTTGTTTTTTCTACTTCTCAAATTATACGACAGCTGGAGCGGGAATTGCGGGAATGCGAAAAGGTCCCGGAGATTGGGCCTTGCTGCTAGATTTGTTTATGAAATCTCGTATCCGTGGCGTTTTGCGTAGTCGACTGCTCCGCTCTCGGTCTTGTGCTTTGCGGTGGCTCCGTAGGGAACTTGTCCAGTCTTTGCGTTCTTGAGTCCGTGGCGCTTGCCGTCCGTGGTGTTGGTGCTGAACGTCGTAACCTTCATTGTGGGTCCTTTCTCTCTCCCTCACTTGCTGACACAAGTATACACATATACGGTCTGGTTGCAGGCGTGATTCTGAAGTTTTTCAAAGGAAAACGGGAACCCTTTCGGATTCCCGTATCGCTATTCCTTCGCCAAGTCCTCGCGAATCAGCCTCTTGATGTATCCCTGCTTGCTCGGCACGTTGTCGAGCCTTTCGAGAATATCGCTATCGGTTCGCCTGTTAAGCTTCAGGTGAACCTGCCGCGTGTTCTCCGCGTCGTATTTCTTCTGGGCCTTGATTTGCGCTTCAGTTGCCATGCGCATCACCTCCGGTTGTCGGTTAAGTCTTTCGGCAGGTCGGTGTCCCTCATCATTGCCGCACCATCTCCAGCATGTCGTTAATCATTGCCACTTGCGGAACGGCAAGATGCACAGCGGCGTCCACGGCGAGGCACCCGAAGATTACGAGCGCCACCAATCCGGACGCGGTGAGCGTGAACACGACGGAGGACTTGTCGTAGCCAAACGCCTCGTCGCCTTCCTCCTTCATCGCCTTCCGCATAACAAACGCGAGAACCGCGAGGATGAATCCCATCAGCAAGACCACCGCCAAGTCCTGAATCGCCTTGAACATGCCCCACTGCGGAGCGAATTCCGCAAGGTGCTCGGCTAGGTAGTTCGCCCCAACGCCGAGCTGCTTCGCGATTTCCTTGATTGCGTCCTGATTCATCAGTTCTTCCCCTCGATTAGGTCTGCCAGCCTCTGCCACATTCCCGGCCCCGAGCTGTCTAGGTTGCAGAGCGCGTCATCGTTACCGAACAGCGCCCTGCTCGCCCTGAGGCATCCGAGGCAGTCGCCCACGGTCTTGTACGCGCTGCCCTCGTCGGCGCACCTATGAGTGCGCAGGAACTCGACGGCCTCGCGCTTCTCCTTAGTGCTCGTCATCGTCAATCACCGTCCCGCAGTATGGGCAGTTCTCGAACATGATGTCGGACGGCCACTCGCCGCCGCATTTGTCGCAAATGCGAGTGGTTGTCGGCGGGTCGATTAGGTCGGCAAACGGTTCGACCACCGCCCGCGCGGAGATAAAGCCGGGAAAGTGGTGCAGCTTGTCATGGTGGGCGAACACGACGTAGAGCATGCGTATGAGCAGGAGCCCGGCGTCCTTAGGCGAATCGATGATGCGCCCGTTAACCCCGATGTACGACACGTCAAGCGCTCGCAGCTCTGCCGCCACCTCGCGGCGCTCCTCATCGGTAATCATTGTCTCTCCTTATGTTCCATGCGCAGATTGCTTCAATTTTTTCATCGAAATATGTCGTTTTCGGACGCACGAAGCAGTTGTTCTCTCGCTTGCACTCGACACAGAAAGGCCCCATCTCTCTGTACCTCGGTGACGAGACTTCCGCTTTACCACCGCAAAACGGGCATGGCTTCAATTTCGGCTCGCTCATTCGTCGTCCCCCTCCACATGCTGACCTTGTATTTGGTCGACGCCGGAGCTGTCGTTGCACTCTCCTGTTCCATGCTTCGCGTGCCTTGTCCCATCTGCATTCACCCGGCTCGACTTAGTTCCCGGTGATAACCGGGCCGGACGCTTTACACTTTTTGCAGTAGACGAAGTGCGCGTAGTTGTCGGCATTTGCTTCCCTGCTGTAGAGATTCGAGAGAACCCTTTTGCTGCCGCGGAAGGGGCAGGGTTTCAGCTTGATTTTGTCGGTCATTCGTCCTCCCTTGTAAGTTTGCGACCGCAAATCGGACAGTAGAAAATACGGCGCGATTGGAAATTGGGCGTAGAGACGCTATACGGATACTCGTTGCAGCGGATAGCAGGCTCACCGACACCTTTCCAGAAGATTGTCATTTCGTAGTCCGCATCGTCGGCGAAGTCCACAGGCTCGCCAGTGCAAAACGGGCACGGTTTCAGCCCTTCAATCGAATCTGGCTCATTCATGGTCGAACATCCCCTCCCAGTCGTCGCATGTCTCGTTCCATTGCCGTATGACATCTAGAGTCAACTGCAGGTCGCTCGGGCGACGCGCATTGGCGAGCGGCCCGGTGAGTGCACAGTCGCGTTGTGCGTAGATGTTGCACTCCTTGCAGATGACTATCGCTGACAGGGTACGGTTCAGGTAGTCCTCGCTTATCCCGATGTGCAGGTGCTCGGTCGAATGGCACTTCGGGCACGGCTTCATGGTCATCATTCGTCCTCCTTGGATATGGCTAACGCCACGTACTCCTTGCCTAGCTTTCGTACGCAGAATGGGCAGTAGCTGATGCGCTCGGACACAATCACGGTCGGCTCGCCACCCCACACCGTTGCGATGATGCGATTTGCGGTATATCCCGAGTCGCTTATGTGCATTGAGCCGAGTAGATTGATATGGGTGTCGACGCGCCGATTCATGTCGACCCGTGGTTCATCACGGCAGATGCACATTAGCCCTTACCTATCAGCCTGTTGAGTAGCTTCTCCCGGCTATCGGGTGAGGTGAGATGCATTTGCTCAGGTTTGGCAGCTTTATAGTTGTCTACGACCATATACCGGCTGTTCATCCACTTGTCGCCTAAGTCGAAGTCGTTCGCGTAGATGAATCTGCGGACGCTGTGAACGTTGCCGCTATCGTCATACATAGCAACTGTATCCAGCGGAACCTAGCGCCCCTCGGCATCCTTCGGCAATTCGATTTCCATTTGTATTCCTTTCTGTCGCTGTGCTGCTATTGCAGCGTGGCTATTCGCCGCTTTCCTCTGGCTGATTGGTGCAGTTGAGTACCTTTCGCCTGATTTTCTCCGGGTTGTGGCGATAGGCGGGTTCGACTTCCTTCCGTATCACGGTCGCGCAACAGGCGATGCCGTATGCCCTCGCCATGTCATCGGGTGTCTTGGCTCTCCTGTCCACTAGGCGGTAAAGCTCGTCTGCTTTCCCAAGTGCCGTCTCCCACGCGCGGCAGCGCTCGCGGTACATCTTCATGCGGTCGCGCGTCTTGGACAGTTTCGATTCAAGCCCCCGGCAATGGCGCTCTAGGTTTGCGTACCGACGCTTTAGGTCGGCTAGCCCATCGGCGTAGCTCAGGGCCAGCGTTTGGTAGTCCTGCATCACTCGTCTTCCTCCTCGCTTTGTTGGCTGAATATGTCCCTAGTCGTGCGCCATGCCGAGTACGAACCCGTCAGCATCGACCAAAGCAGGCAAAGCGTCGAATCGTCCATAGGGCTCTTCGCGCCTTGCATCCTACAGTCATATGCAAGGCGCAGCTTGCCGCCTCTGTCGTGGCAGTAGACCTGCACACCGAACGGCAGCAGGCGTCTGTCGTGCAGCTCGTCCGCAAGGTCGCGAGGGCACACTGGCCAGTTCTCGTCGCCGTGGAACGTCAGGCCGTGGCCGCTCTTGAAGTCATCCATGCACGGCTTGACCTCGACGAACACGAACCTGCCGTGCTCCGGCGCGCAATTCCTGCCACCGACTCCGGGGGGGAAGGCCACGAAGTCGACCCTGTGGCGACTGTCGACCCAGACCTCCTGCGCGACGATGGCGAACTCCCTGCGCGGCTTCGCAGCCACTTTTCCGGAAAGCCCTGCGGTCACGTCGCCGCGCTTGTCGTTAGTAAATGTCATCGAAATCAGCCCAAAACATACGGTCGTAGTCGCGCTCCCGGGTCTCTCCGTCGCGGCTCATGGTCGCCCCGTACCTCGGAGTGCCGCCGGTATCGTCGCCCCGGAAGTGGAAGTGCCATCCAAGGAAGTCGAACTCCTCGTCATACTCGTCGGCGGCGTACCTCGTGCCGCCGTACTCCTCGTAATCGTCCCACCCGAACTTGCGGGAAAGGTCATCGAACGTGTACTTGGTCGGCTTGTCCTTGCCGTCCTCCCACTCGTAGACCTCTGTCCAATACTGTTTGTAGCACCAGACGCGGACGTTGCCGTCTCCCATGACTCCATGGTGCGAGAACTCGAACCACTCGAATCCGTCGCTATGCTTAATGATGCTCGCGTACACGCGGAGTCCAGAAAGTAGGGAAGCCTCGTCGCTGTCGTATACTCCTACGTCCTCCTTATCGGTTCTGCGCTCGCCGTTGAGGTACACGAACGCGCCGTAGTCGCTGTATGCCATAGCTAGACCTCCGTCTCCGCCAGAATGCCGTCGTTCCTCTTCACAGTACCGACCCCATCCCGAGCGCCACGCTGATGCCGTCGGCGAGGACGAGCACCGTCCACAGCACAGCCGGGATAACGACGTACTCGATAACCCAGCAGAGTCCGATGAACCCGACCGCGGCGCCAGCTGCCCTGAGCTGCCACGGGAAGCGCGTGTGTCGTATCCCGCACCCCGACGGCTCCTTTGCGTACCCACTCGACTTCATGCCCTTCATGTGTTCTTCTCCGTTCTCTCGTATGTGCCCCCCACAGGAAGGCGGGGCGGGTGTAGGGACCCCGCCCCCGGCACGACACCGGCTGGAACGCCCGCCTGATGGTCTATCGGAGACCGCCGGAACCGGTGCCGCCCCGGGAATGGGGCCCGGTGTCGGGGCTACTCGCCGCCCCTCATTCGGTACTCGAGCCATTCGCCCGTAAGCGCGTGATGCAGGTAGTTCTCGGCCTTTCCAAGCTCTATGTCCAGAGCGTCCTTCCTGCCGGCCCTCAGAAGGTATTTGAGCGCGTTCCCTACGTCCCATGCCTGCGCCATTCCGAACCCTTCTGCGGATTCGACGCGCCCCATGACTTCGGCTATCACGTCCTCAGCCTTGACCGCGCCGCCGCACAGCGAGTAGCGTTCGCGCCCGTCAACTTTCTCCATAACGTTCCTTTCTCTTTCTCTCTGGGATTTGCAGTGACGGCATGTATCTCGATGGTATGTGCCGTTTGCCCTTTCCCTTTCGCTGTTTTAAAGTATATACCTATATCACGTTGGAAGCAAGAAGAACTTGCGGGGAATTTCTGGCATTGAAAAGCCCCGCCGAAGCGGGGCCTTGTTTCACTTCTCGTTGATTTCCATCAACGTGTAGCCGAAATAATCGAGGTCGTAATTGCTCGCGTCTTCCTTGCTAAGGCGCTCGGTGTAGTAGATGAAGTCGTGGTATCTGTGCCCGTCAACAACCGCACCGTCAGCGCAGCAAACGAATCCTTGCATCGGCTGGCAACCCTTGCCATACGGGCGTAGGCGCATTCCGTACTTGTGAAGACCGATAACCATTGCAGTCACTTTCTCTCTGCCCTTACTTGCTGACACTAGTATACACCTATAATGTATGGTTGCAAGGGAAAAGCCGAAAAACTTCCAAACAAGGAGTGGCCCCCGGCTGTTCAAAGGCTGGAGGCCACGAGAGAAAGGAGCCATCACTTGGATGGCGGTTGCATTGTACCACGAAGGAACCTCCTGAGCTGCTTCGCGGGCGAAGTCCTGTCATCACGGCCCTCGCCTGCCTGTCTATCGCCCTCAGCACGTCCTTGCTTGGCTCGCGGCTCGCAACCCTGCGGAGCGCGTCCAACTCCGCCTGTAGGCTGCGAGCCTGCGAAAGCTCGCGCTCGGTCACAGCCACAGCAGCTCCTTTGCTGCCGCCGTCCTTGCGGCATACTCGGAGCGCCTGCGGTCACAGCCGTTGAACGCCACCGGAACGCACATATCCATGATTCTGCTGTACACCCGCTGCTCGCCTATCCCGTCTGCCGCCATGAGGTCGCGCGGGTTGATGTTCGTCGTGACTATCAGCGGCAGCTTCGAGCGGTAGCGTGCGTCAATCACGGCGGTGACCTGCTCGGTCATGTACTCTGTCTTACGCTCGGTGGCGAAGTCATCGATAATCAGCAGGTCGAACTTCTGGAGGCCGTCGATGTACTCCTGCCTACCTGAGAAGCCGTTCGAGAGCTTGTTCACGATGCGCTGGAAGTTGGTCATGAGGCACGGCGTGCCGTTCTCTATGAGCGCGTTGGCGATGCATGCCGCGGCGAAGCTCTTCCCGCTTCCGACGTTGCCGTAGAGCATCAGCCCCGTCCCGTTCTCCAGCATCTGCGGGAACTTCTCGACGTATCGCTTCATAGCCGCCATCGTCTTGGCGTCCTTGCCATCATCATGAGCGAACGTCCACTCCCGCATCTCGGAGTCTGGGAAGCCGGTGCGGCGCATCCTGTCCACGCGCTGCATCCTCTCGCGTGCCCTGTCCTCTTCCTTGAGCCTTTCCTCCATCTCTACCTCGCACTTGCACATGCAGTATGGCTTGATGACCCTGCCGCCGCACTCTATCTCGCACTGCTTGGGTGTGTGGCACTTGCCGCAGTAGAGCAGGCCGTCCTTGACGTAGTCGCCCTCGTGCCCTTTCGCGTTCCTCGCTGCTGCCTTTGCCAATCCCTCGATTATTCCGTTCATTTCCATGATTTTCCTTCCTCTCTATCGCTTGTTCGGCGCGTACTTGCCGAGTCCTAGAACCTTGTCGACCTCTTCATCGCCGGTGCTCTGGTAGTAGTAGTCGGCGTCTATCTTCTTGTCGAAGCCGTTTTCCTGTGCCCTTCTTGGCTGCTGGGAATGACTCTGTCTGTCCTTCCGTGCCCAGTTCCGAATCGTTGCCAGATGGTTCTTGTAGGTCTTGCCATGCGACTCCATGTAGCTGCTGAGGTTCTCGATTTTCTCTTCCCAGTCAGTGGGGAACTCGGCTTGCAGCTTCTCCATGTCTGAGTCTGAGAGAAGGACGTTCTGGTACTCTCCGTACTTGTGGCGCGGCTCTCTCTTTTGCGAGGGCCTATCGCATTTGATAGATGGATTGATGGTAGACGGGTCACTGATAGATGAATCTTTGTTGCTACTTTGAAGTGGTACGGGGTAGCACTTTGAAGTGGTACCCCCGTCGCACTTTGAAGTAGTACCCGTATCATTTTGAAGTTGTACGGCCTGTTCAGTTGGGCGATAATACGCACGAGTGCCGACCTCGCTATTCTTGACTTTTTGATGATATAGCAAGCCGAACTTTACCAGCTTCTTGAGCCTGCGCCGTACCGCTTCTGGGTTGAGGCGCATAATCGGCAGTTCGTCGCATACGTATGAAGCACTGACCCACCCATATTCGGCGCCGTCTATTACGCGCTTCTCCATGCCGCCAAAATAGAAGTCCATAATCCATCGCAGAATCATGAGGTCGCGTTCGTCTATTGATTGATGTTCATCGCGCAGATTAAGGACTTGCTCTTGGCTGAATCCGAATATCGTGTATTTCATGGCTACATCCACTCCTCATATTCATTTATGAACGCCGGGTTCATTTTGACGGATACTATTTCGCCGTCACCGATTGGAGCTGGCGTGGCGACGGCATAGTCTATACGGTTTCCGCCTGCGTCAAAGATTGCTATGTCGGCAATACCCGCACGCTCAATATCTCTAAGCACCAACGATGGCGGGACGTTGAAATACAGGTACTTGTTGAAAAATTCGGGGTAGTACATCACGAACTTGTCTTTTTCGCTCAGGCTCCTTCTGTACATGAGTTCCCCTGTCACGACAGCCATTTCAACGGGGTATTCAACGTCTTCCATCTTTGACAGATTTCGCGCCAATCTGACGCTGTATGCATGCCTGTACATGCCGCCCTCCAAAACGAAAGCCCCGCCACAGGTAACGGCTGCGGCGGGGCTTCTATTTTCATGCCATGAAGGCCTGAAAGCTATGTCGTTGCAAGTCCGTTACTCTTGCATGACCTATTATAGCATCACGATTCCTCGATGTTTATGTGATTGAGGTACGCCATGAGTTTTTTCTTCATCTTGTACTCGGGCGTCTTGAAGCCCTTGCAGTCCTCAACTACCTGCCTCCCGTCTCGGTAGTAGACAAAATCGGCGATGTAACTCATTCCACGGTACTTGACGCCGTCGCACTCGAAGCTCGGCAGAATCTCGAATGGCACCTGGAGGCGAAGCCCCTGAATCCTTCCGGCTTCCTGCATGTCGCGGAGCTTGACATATCGCTTCGCCTCCTTGGCGCTGTCGAACTCGATACCGTCAACGACCGTTTTCTTGGCGTGGTACTTACCTGCCCGTTGAGCCAAAGCCATCGCCCCCTCTCTCAGAGTCCTCGAGTTCTTCGACGCGCTCGAAACCAACGTAGGCGCACGGTATGATAACGAGCTGCGTAATCTTGTCACCGCGCAGAACGTGATATGGCGCGTTGCTATAGTTGTAGAGCTTGACCTTGATTGCCCCCGTGTAGCCCTCGTCTATGACCCCCTCGGACGTAATGCCATACCGCGTGTTGAGTCCGGACTTGCTCTTGAGCATCCCGACGTAACCGTGCGGCAGCTGGATGTGGACGCCGGTGTCGATGATGCGTGAACCCCTCGCCGGAACCATCGCGTCAACCGGCGAGCGCAAGTCAGCCCCCGCGTCCGTCTCATGTGCCCTTGATGGCATGAATGCCCATGTGTCTAACTTAATCTTCACGCTCTTCCCTCCCGAAGCTGTATCGTGCGTACCTGACCTTCTGCCCATATCTGTTGAATGCGTGCTCTCGCTCCTTGTGGATGTCGTGCCCATCGTCCCTGAGCGCGAACACGACCGCTGCGAGCCTCGTTATTCCCAAGTCCCTGAACGCATCGACTGGCGTGATGCTGCCGAACTCGCGCATGTAGTCAAGAACCATCTGCTTTTGACTCGCCATCTTCTCCCCCCTCTCTAAACGTAGTTCCTCCCGATTATCCTTATAAAATCATCGAGCGACCACCCGTAGTGCTCCATCGCACGCCGCTGCGAGACCTCCTGAAGGTAAGTCTCGAACGGTCGGTTGAAGTGAACCGCGAAGTCGCTCATGTTGTGCGCTTCGGGCGGCAGGAAGACATAAAGGCCATACTCGATTGATGTCTGGCGGTTCGGCCCATGGAAAACCTCGTGGCGCACGAGCCACGGTTCTCGCTCGTCGTACCAGTTAATCAAGACGCCATGACGCTCGTCGTACCACTCGCCGCACCCGAGAATGCTGTGCTCTTTCATCATCCTTCGCCCTCCACGTACTTCAGCCGTGCGATTTCCTCGCGCGTGAGAACCGGGATGCCCTGCGCTTCGCATTCCTCCCGAACGCCGTCAACCAGACGTGAGAACTCCGTCGAGTCCATGTTGCTCGAACCCTTGTAGACTCGATAGTGCGTGAACTCGCGACCGCCAGCGAACCCCGTTCCGATTTCCTCGTAGTAGCGGAAGTATCCAGACACGTCTATGTCAGAACGGACGCTCACCACTTCGAACGGAGCGTGCTCTTTCAACATCCTGAAGTGAATCTCGGAAGTCGGGATTCGCAGGGCCTTGCCGAGCTGGTTCAGCATCGACCAATAGTAGGCGTTCTGGGTGAGCGTCCTCTTCCGCTTGCGTTCCTTTATCTCGTAAAGCTGCTCGCCCTTCGGCTGCTTGAACAGCCAATGGATTATCTCCTCGGCTGTGCCAATCATGCCGCCAATCATCCAGAGTCACCCCCAATCAGTAACAGATGTGGGGCGTGGCACCCCATTGATGGAGCACCACACCCCACTGTCGGCCAATCCCTAGAATGGGATGTCCTCATCGTAGAACTCGGGCTGCGGGGCCTCGGCGTAGGCCTGCCGGGCGTTCCACTGCGGCGCGGTCTGCGCCTGCTGCTGCGGCTGGTAGCCCTGCTGCTGCGGCTGGTAGCCCTGCTGCTGCGGCTGGTAGCCCTGCTGCTGCGGCGGCTTGCTGTTCTGCATCAGCTCGATGTCGTTGGCGATGATGTCAACCTTCGAGTGCTTCTGCCCGTCCTTCTCCCAGCTCGAATAATGGAGCTTTCCAGCGACAGCGACCTTCATGCCCTTGGTGAGGATGTCACACAAGGCATTCGCGCGGTTGCCGAAGGTCACGCATTCGAAGAAGTTGGGAACGTCCTCCCACTCGCCCGTCTGCTGGTTCTTGCGGCGGTCGTTCACCGCGATTCCGAAGCTCAAGACCGCAGTGCCACTAGCCGTGTTGCGCAGGTCAGGGTCGCGCGTGAGGTTGCCCATGATTGATACCTGGTTGATGCTCATTATTCGCCATCCTCCTTGTTCAGCTCTTCGCGCTTGTTGTCGTAAGCGTTCCCAAGTATGTGCCGAATAACGGCGCTGGTTGTCTCGTCGTTCCATACGAGATATCTGCCACCCCAACTAATGTCAGCATTGCTGAGCAGAATGTCCTTGACCATTTCAAGGTCGAATTTCGCATTCAGCAGATTTTCGAATTCTGCTTTCGTGATTTGAACCGTGTTTTCCATTTTCATCGCTCCTTTCTATATCGCGAATACATAAGCCCTGCAACCCTTCGTGTCGTTGTAGATGCTCAATCCCGTTATGATGCCGTTCTCGATGCGAACCTTCTCGCAGCGGAACTTGTCGTAGCATTGCATGCGCCCGTTCTTACCGGGCTTGATGTTGCACCTATCGGCTGGAACCCAGATGAACGGTGCTGTGTAAAGCTCGCGCCCGATGCCAAGCATGAACCCAGCACGCTTGAAAGCGTCCGAGGCGCGGCCCTTCTCCGCTTCCATGTTGGAAGGCGTGCCGTTCGACTGCTTGGCAATCCACTGTACCTTCTGCTCGTCCCATATCTCGATGGTGCAGAACAGCTCGCCGTTGATGCTCTGGTAGCTGTTGCGCCACCCCATCACGCCGAAGGTCTCGTCCAGGATGCGCATGTCGCACCGCGAATCCTTGTAAAGCAGAAGCGACACGCCCTTCTGGCTGCACTGCGCCACGCGAACCTCGATTTCATCTGCCCTCAGCTCGCGCATGTCACTTCACCTGAAGGCTCTCGTTCGTGATGATTTCGGCGTGCTCGATTTCGCGCCCGTCTTCCAAAGCCGCCTTGATTGCCGTGCGGTTCGGCGTAGGCTCCTTGTGCGTGAGCAAATCGTCGGCGTGCTCCTGCGCCCATGCGACGAAAGAATCATCGACCTGAACGCTCTTGGCTTTGCGGTAGCTGCAACGCACCTTGGGCGATTCGAACTTGTCGCCCTTCAGCGCGTAAACGAGAAGGTTCTTGATTCGCTTGGCCTTGTTCTCCACTGCCTTGCGGCGCTTGGCGAGGTTCGCTTCCTCTTCTTTCATGGCCTTCGCCTCGGCCACGAGGTTCTTGTAGAAGCAGCCGATGTTCTCGACCTTCTGCGTGCGCTCCATCTGAAGCTCGTCGAAGCGCTTCTCGTCCTCGATTTCGCCAGTCTCCATGTCCACGATGGACAAGATGGCGTCATCGATGTCGTAGATGCTCATACTCATAACAGTTCAATTCCCTTCTCATTTGTTAGTTCTTTCAATTCTTCGTCAGTGTAGTAGACTGGCGCATCAGGCAGTAGCTCATTTATCAGGTCATAGAGTGCCGCCAGATGCTCCCTTGATGGTTTATGTCGTTCCGTCTGAATCGCCCCCGAAAAGATAATCAAGACCGGCGTGCCCATTTTTCTTGGCGATTGCCTGTGACAGCTTGAGCATTTCGTCAAGCCTCCACCCGCTGGAGCCATTTAGCAGCCTGTAGAAAGTTCCAATGCTTACTCCTGCGGCTTCCGCACACTCGCAAGTGGTCATGCCTGCGCGAGCTATCTCCGCTTTTAGATTGCGATACATCCGTTGCACCTCCTCATATGTGTTCACGATGCGCACATTCGTGTGCATCTCGTATGGCTTCACTATACACACATAAATTTCAAATTACAACACAATTTAGTCAGATTTGCAAACATTGCTATCAATTTTGCGCACGATTGTGTTTACATTGCAAATCGCACATGATATATTGAAGAGGCGGAATGCACGCGCGGCGCGTCTGATTTCGCAGGCTGGTACGGAGAGGCTTCGGACAAATTCCAGGCTTGGCCGTATGCTCGCAATGCGGCAAGACCATGCAACGAACGAATGGCGCACAAGCGGAATACCTCATATGCAAGACGTTCGGCTGCACGACCGAAAGCACGAAACTCGACATAGTGGAACGGCTGACGGTGGACGCCATACAGGCTGAATTGGAGCGCCTGACCTACGTGTGGGCGGGATACGAAACAAAAGCGAATGACAACACCAACGAACTGCAAGTCCTAGAGGCAGAGATAGACATATAGACAAACACAGGCGGATAGTCGTATGGCTACCCGCCTTTTCGTTATGCAGTTCGTTGCCACATGTACACCGCGAGGTACGACGGCATATCGCTGTGAGGCTTGCCACCACCAGTCGCCCCCGTCGCGCTGCCTTGGCCAACGACGGCATTCGCGCCTTCCCCGGTTCCGGTAAGACCCCACGCCTTGGTGTTGCTCCACTCAAGTCTCTCGGAGTGAGTGTGCGCCGGAATCTCGTCCACTGTGAGAGTATGCTCCACCTCGCCGCCCATCTCACCGGCAGGGAAATTCTCTTTACCGGCGGGGTGCTCGCCCCAGTAATCCGTCGAGTTGGCGATGTCCGCGCCAGCACCGATGAGGAATCGGCCTTGCGAGATTCGCTCCCACGTCCCCCCGAACAGCGCAGCTGGATCGACATCCGTCACGCTCAGGTAGATTGAGCCGACTGGGTAAGCGCCCTGAGCCGTCAGCCATGCCGAATCGCCAAGCTGCAAAACGCCTGATTGGCTTGGTAGGCAGTTCACGCCGGCGCTGGATTTCTTGGTGTCGATGAAGAACGCGGGGATGCCCTTGCCAAGAGCGAGGTTGTATTCGGTCGTTTCCAGCTTGTCCGCGATTGTCACAACGAAGTCGTAGGCGGAATCCCTGTCGCACGTCACCGTGGATTGGATGGAATCCTCCAACTCGATTGGCGTTCCGTAGCTCGGATTCGAAACCTTCTTGAACTTCGCCGTGATTGTGACGGCGTTTTTGCCGTTCAGATATGAGTAGCGGGCGCTCGCGGTGATGTATGTCTCAGGCTCGAAGTTGTTCAGGCGGTGCAGGTCGATGGCGGCAGTCGGGGCGCTGTAATCGTCAACCGTTACCTGCACGGATTGGCTAGCGGTGAACCCACGGCTGTCGGTTACCGTGACGGTAAGTGCCTGAGAATGCGAAACGTCCACCGTACCGATTGAAACTGCACCAGCGCTCTGTACCTTCTTCGTCACCCCACCGAAGGCGATAGCATAGCTCGCGATTGTCGCGCCATTCTTCGCCGTTGCTGTCGGAATCGTCACGGTCAATACTGAGTGGTTCTGGACGATTCGCGACTTGTCACCAGTCACCGCCACCGTGGCGGCATTGGTGTCCTCGTACGAGACTTCCCCAAGCGCTGGCGCTGCGTCAACGACGTTCATCTTCCTTTCGGCCCGCGAGTAGTGCGCGGTGCCGTCGATTGTCGTTTTCAGAACGTACGTGACCTCCAGCGTCGGCGAGTCCTTGCTCGCGTTACGCAGGGTCGTGCGCTCAGAATCTGTGAGCTGCATCGTGTACGAGCCGCCTGCACCGCTTATCGCACCTGCCCTGGTGATGCTGCCGCCTGCGAATTCTATTGACACGTCGCACGAGAACGAGGACGGATTGCTGTAGGTCAGCGTCGGGTTCGTCTCGTCCGTGAAGTCGTTGGCGGTCACGATTGTCGTGTTTCGGGCTATCCTGTCGAGCGTGATGGAGCCTGAAGCCGTGATGCTCCCGCTTGATGCCATTCGATTTCCCCCTTTCCTATGCCAGTGCGACGAACGCGATTCCCGTGCTCGCATCCGTCTGAATCGGTACCATCTTCAGCAAGCCACCCACCGCGAGCGAGCTGTTGACGCAGCCGTTCGCCATGTAGAACACGCCATCGGTCACCCCGTAGGTCGGGTTGCCGTTCGCGTCGTATCCCACAAGCCCCTGCGAAGCGTTGATTTCGATGCGCGAGCCGTCGTTCGCCCACATGCGAAGCCCATCCTTGTCGAGCTGCCCCAGAAGCGAGCCGCCAGCCGAGCGAACCTCCATGACCCCGTTGCCGTTGCCGCTCCCTCCAAGCTTCAGTGTGCCGCCTTTGATTAAATCGGCAACGAAATTGATGACGTTGATGTTCTGCATGTTCATCGTTCCGTCGATGCCCCATGCGCTCTCGAAAGTCCCGCTGATGCCGTTGCGCGAGAACGCTATGCCGTTGTCGTTAATCAGGATGACGTTGTGCGCTTCCTCCTTCGGGAGCGTATCGACCACCATGATTTTCGAGCCGTCGTAGATGACGTACGAAGCGCCCATCGACTGCGTGATGGTCTGCGTGACCGTATCCGTAACGCCCTGAATGGCGCTGTTGACAGTGCTCTGCGCAGCGCTTTGCGCGGACGATTGGAGCGTTCCAGCAAGCCCACTTAACGTCTTGGTGAAGTTCCCGAACTCGACTTCGCTGTACTTGCCGAGGATGCAGTCATACGTGAACCCGATAACGCTTGTCAGGATATGCGCGCCAAGGCGCTCGTCGATGACTTCCACCGTGTCTCCGATGTCGGTCACGCGTTCGAGGTTGGCCTTCAACGTGTAGTTGACCTTCGGCACGCAGTTTGCGTTGACGTAATCCTGTGCCTGCCTTCTCAGGTCATCGACAAGGGCTTTACGGTATGCCGTCTCGTTGTTGCCGTAATCGTCTTTCTCGATTGAGGATTGCGAGAACGAGACGGTCTTGGTGAACGGTATGTCCCATTTCTGCTCGCCCTCGACGTAGATTGACGCTCTCGGGTCTTGGTCGTTCAGCAGAATACCGTCCTTGCCGACTGGCAGCAGCTTCGTTACGACGCTGCTCCAATCGTACTTGCACGTGAGTTCCTTCAGGTTCTTGCGGTACCTGACGGTCACGCCGTTGTCTGCCCCAATTGACTTGCGAAGCTCGATGCGGAAATTGTCGCGCACCAGATGCCCGCCCCAGCGCTCGATAACCGTTTGAATCGCTTCGTAAAGCGACTTTCTGACGCAGCGGAACGAGTCAATCGTCCGCACGTCCGAGATGGTTACGAACTCGCTCTTCGGCTCCGTGGCTTCGTTCAGGTGGTCGAGCGCCGAGTCTGCCGTCATGTCAACGACATACGAATCGGCAATGAGGTAGTTCTTGGAGTCGTAGAAAACATGCCACGCCTTGAGCGAAATCTTGGTGCTCTTCTTGGTAACGTCGGAGATGCGGAACGCCTGAGCGCCCTGCGGTGTGTCCGCGACGATTATCTTCCCGCTCGTAAGATGGTCGGCATATTTGGTGCTCGCTTCAAAATCGAGGTAGTAATCGCCGTTGTCCTTCTTCGTGACCTTGGCCTTAGTAGGCAGAACAACCATGTCGCCGTTGGTGGTGAAGCTCTTGTCGGTCGCTTCGAAAACCCTAATCATAGATGCACCTCCGTATATGCCAAGGGGGGCGCATCGCTGCACCCCCCCTCATTCTAGCGGCGCGTTGTCTCATGTCGCGCAGTTGGCATGTTGTTTTCGGGCGGTCATGCTCCGCCGATGCGCATGGGCGCTATTTCAGCTCGATGCCGTAGATGTCATTGTACGCGGCCTTCGTGGCGTCCTTGTACTTCTCGGGCACGCTGTCGAAAGTGCGAAGCCCCTTGTAAATCAATCGTGCGTAGATGTAACCCATTCTATGCCCCTTCCACGATGGTCGCTACAGCTTCCTGCAGCTCGCTGATTTGCTCGGCGTTGATTTCGTCCTGTCCCTTCACGCGGTTGGCGAAATGGGCAACGATGTTCTCGCCGTCCGTCTCTGCCTTCACGGAAACGGGAACGAGGTGCTGCACAGCGGTTCCGCCGAACGTAGCGCCCTTTAGGTTGTCCTCGGTGAACTCGGTGCGGATTGCGTCAAGCTCCGCGAAGGTCTTCACCACCGCAACGCAATCGAGCACCGTGCTCGATTCGGTGAAGTCGTAGGTCTTGCCGTCTTTGAATTTCATCGTCTTTGCCATGTTTTCTTTCCTTCCCAATCGCTATTCAGCCGCGATGTACATGCCAGCACAGAAGCACCAATCGTCACTTGGCGCGGCTGCTTTGGTTTCGATGTTCAAATCGCCGTTTGCCGTTACACGCGCCACGCACCCGTTGTTCGCCTTTCCTTGAATTGCAACCGGCCATCTACGTTCTATTCCGTACACCTTTGGAAGGCCGCTTGCGACTTTGAAATCTGACCAAGCCGGCAGAGTGACGGTACTCGAGAAACTGAAAACCACGATGTTCCCGGTTCTCACAGCACTAACGACAACGGTCGTTAGGTTCTTGACGTTAATTGTTTGCCGTTTTTCGAGCGCCTTAAGCTCGCCTGAGACGGTCGCTAAAGTCGAATTTTTATCGTCGATTGCGTTGCCCTTCGCGATTGATGCCTTTGCCTTGCGCAGCACGCCACCAACGACAACGTAATCCCCAGCAGTGTACGCCTGCGATGCCGTGGTCGAGGATTCGACCGCAGCGCTCGGGACGATTTGGCGCTGAAGCGAAATGCTGCTTGGGTTGTTGATAGTGAAAGTGCTCGTTGTGTTGTCGGTGTATGTGATTGTGTAGGTATCGACGGTTTCCGTGCTAGATGTCTTAGCAATTTTCGTGATGCCGCGCCCGTCCTTGCCCTTCACGTTTCCGATGATGATTTTTGCCATTCTGTCCCTCCTAAATTATATAATAAACGTTTCCAGTGCTTTTATCATACTCGAATTTGGGAGCGGTGCTTGCTGCGTCGTTGTAATATGCGACAAGATTGCCAGCGTCATCTACACCAAGCGAGAAAAGGCCAGACATGGGAACGGTTATGCCGGCGTCGCCCTTTTCTCCCTTTGCACCTGTGTCTCCCTTTTCTCCCTTTGCACCTGTGTCTCCCTTGTCGCCCTTTGCACCAGTCGCGCCCTTTGGGCCTTGCGGCCCAGTCGGCCCCTGCGGCCCGGTCGGCCCCTGCGGCCCGGTAGCTCCCGTCGCACCCGTCGCGCCCCTCGCGCCAGTGTCTCCCTTGTCTCCCTTTGCGCCAGTAGCCCCGTTCTGCCCCTGCCTTGCGACGCTGTAGGCTACTGAGCCGTCAGAATAGGTGAGTTTAGTCCAAAGGTACTGACCCTGTGGGACTGATACTACGCTGTTGCTCCACGTCCCCGAGGGGGTGGTGGTGTTGCTCGCCCCCGCTTGGTACTGGATAGACGATGTTTTTAGCGGCGCACCAGTCGCGCCCTTTGGGCCTTGCGGCCCAGTCGGCCCCTGCGGCCCGGTCGACCCCTGCGGACCGGTAGCTCCCGGCGCACCCGTCGCGCCCCTCGCGCCTGTATCGCCCTTGTCTCCCTTGTCGCCCTTTGCACCGTTGGTTACCGTGAACCTGCCAGCGGCGGTACCGTCCGAAAAAGTTGCGGTGTATGTATCGACAAGCCCGGAACTTGAGGTTTTCTCGATTTTAGAGATTCCGCGCCCGTCATTGCCCTTATCGCCCTTTACATTTCCGATTAAGATTCTAGCCATAGAATACCACCTCTACTAGATTATGTAGTATATGTTTCCGCTCTCGCGGTCGTATTCGAATTTGGGCGTTTCGCCCGTGCCTGCATCATTATAGCTTGCGATTATGTTGCCGTCAGCGTCAACGCCCAAGCTGAAAAGGCCAGACATGGGAACGGTTATGCCGGCGTCCCCCCTGTCTCCCTTGTCGCCCTTTGCACCGTTGGTTACCGTGAACCTGCCAGCGGCGGTACCGTCCGAAAAAGTTGCGGTGTATGTATCGACAAGCCCGGAACTTGCGGTTTTCTCGATTTTCTTGATGCCAGCACCGCGCTCGCCTTTGAGCATCATCACCTTGACGGTCTCGTCTATCTTCGCCATTCAAACAACCCACCCTAGAAAGTAATGTCCTGCATTATCTCGATAACGCCGCGCATGACCGTGAAAACGTCACCGTTGCACCCGATTTCGAAGTCGTAGAAGTACTTGCCGGGCTTCGCACCGGCAGTGTCGCTCGGTGCGACCCTCACGACGTAAGCCCCTTGGCCTACCTTGGAAACGCCATCCGAAAGCGACTTCCTGAAAATGAATCGGTTGTCGCTGCGGTTCGATTTGCAGGTGAAATAGGCTCGCTCCAAGTCCTGAGCGAACGGCTCGCCTTCCTCGTCCATGACCTGCAAGCCGAACGAAAGTGTATCGCCGCGAACCATTCGGATGTACTTGTCCTCCATTGTGAAATTCGTCCGCATCATACCCACCTCGAAAAGTCCTCGACCTTGATTCCCGTGACGTTTCCGCGCCACGATATGGCGTTCCTGCCGACCTTCAGAGCCAAATCGGAGTAATCGCCGGTGACGCGCCGATTCATCAGGGCGTCATCATGGTACGCATTCATCTCTCCGGCGTCTATCGTGATATATCCGTCATCTATCGAGAATGACAGCACGGTGATTGCGTTGATTGCAAGCTCGACGTTTCCGCTGCCGTACACCGTGACGGTCGGCCTTGACACGACGTTTCCGCGATTGGTCAGGGCGATTTGGTTGAAGCTGTTGCTCGCCATGGTAGCTCTCAACGTAAAATCGACCGAAGTGCCAGCTTTGATGTCGAGCCACAGCGCATCGTACTCGGCGTTGGAATCTGCCGCTGCGGTTATCGTGGAATCGACGTTGCTCTTCAGCTCCATATACGAACCGCCGAAAGACCTGTCATCCGAAGGGAATCCAGCGATGAGCCTTAACGCGCACCCAGCGGCGCTGCCGCTAGCCGAAGCCGCGAGAGTGTATGTCCCGGAAAGCGACATTCTCTCGATTGGAACCTCAATATCGACATCGCCCGTCGCCTTCCCAGCTACCCTGATGATGCCGTCGCTCGAAGTCACTGTGATGCCGAATCTGCTCGCCGTCGAATCCTCGACGTGCAAGAACTGGTTAACGATGTCGAACGTCCTGTCAACCGCGTCGTACTTGAACGGCTGGACGTGCATCTTAACCTTCGCCGTGCGGAACCTCACAAGGCGCTCGAAGTCGATTTGGTCGAGAATCTGATAGCGGTAGTACTTGTCGGGTTCGTTGCTGAAAACGACCTCCCCATCTGAGTCGAGGAAGGCTATCGCATCATCGATGTCGAAGTCACCGTGAAGGCCGATGCTCACTTCCCTGTCGTACGCGGCATATCCCAGCTTCGTTACGATATCGCCGTCGCGCCCGTCGATTTCCTCTCTGCTCGTGCGCATCTTCGGCTTCGTAATCGGCGGAAGGGATTGGATTATCAAGCCTTTGACGTTCGTGCTCTTCTCGCCGTTCAATTCAATATAGCTAATCATGTAAACACCTCCTATGCGTAAATCGCGTTCGTGACCGTGCGCTCCACGAACTTGCCCGCCACCTCGTCATCGAGCACGATGTGGACGCGCCCGAGGGCTTCGATAACGGCGTCAACGACGCTGGAATTGGCGACCGCCCCAGCTGCGGAATAGCCGCTGTAGGCAACCTGCTGGTCGTTCACGAAAGCCGAAGGGTCGGGCATGGCGTCCTGCATCTGGCCGACAACGCTTCCCATCTCGTCGGTGAAGCCCTCGCCGATGCCCTGTGCGATGTACTTGCCGACTTGGTCTCGGAATAGGCGGGAGGGCGAGTGGATGCCGAGTGCCGACTTCATGCCGTCGAGGATGCCGGACGCAAAGCTCTTGACCTTGCCAGCAAGCCATCCGGCGGCACCGCTGATGCCATTCCAGATTCCGTGCACGACGTTGGAGCCGATGCTGAGAACGCTGCTAGGCAGCGACGCCAGCCCATTGACTACCGCGTTGAACATGTTCCTTGCGCCCTGTGCGCCCTTCGACGCCATCTGCCCAGCCCAAGAGCCGAGGTTCGAGATGACGTTGCCGAGGAAACTTGCGATGCGCCCGGGCAGCCGCGAGATGAAGTTGATTGCGTTGCTCAGGAACTGCGAGCCGGCACGCGAAGCGTTGGATGCCATGTTCGAGACCCAGCCAACGACGTTTGAAATGACGTTGCTCAGGAAGCTCGCGACGTTCGCGGGCAGGTTCTGGATGAAAGTCTCGACATTGTGGACGAATTGCGAACCCGCGATTGCTGCTTTGCTCGCCATGTACGAAACCCAATCTGTAACCGTGTCAATGACGCCGTTGAGCCAGTCGGAGAACATCTGCGGCAGCTGCGAGATTGCGGTGCCGAGGTTAGAGAAGAAGCCCCCTATTGCCTGAACCGCATCGCCGATGAAGTCCTTGATGCCATTCCACACGTTCATTACCGCGTCTCGGAAACCCTCGTTCGTGTTCCAGAGCACGACTATCGCGGCGGCAAGCCCGGCGACAATCCCGACCACCAGCCCGATTGGGGACGCGAGCTGCGCGGCATTGAGAAGCTTCTGCGCCACCGTCATTCCTTCGGTCGCGGTCTTCCAGCTTCTGAACGCAGATACCATCGCTTCGACCTTCTGCGCGACCATGATGCCGCCCAACGCTGCGGAGATTCCCGCCAGCAGCGGCGCTATCGTCGGAAGGTTGTCCTTCAGCCACGATATGCCTTTCTTGATTGGCGGGATGACCTTTGAAACGCCGTCGCTGATTGAGTTGATGAAGCCAGTGACGTTTTCGCTGCCGATTGCATCGTAAATCTGCATCAGGCCATCAGTGACGGCCGCCTGCATGTTTCCCATCGCGCCCTCGAAAGTTGACGTTGAAGTGGCGGCCTGCTGGGCGGCGTCGGTGAAGCCCAAATCCATGATTGCCTGATTGAATTCATCGGCTGTAATCTGGCCCTGTGCCATAGCGTCGCGGAAGTTGCCCGTGTAGGCACCGTTCTGCTGCAACGCTTCTTGCAGCTTGCCGGACGCGCCGGGAATCGCGTCAGCCATTTGGTTCCAGTTCTCCGTCGTGAGCTTGCCAGCGCCCGCCGTCTGCGTGAGAACCATGGCAACGCTCTTGAACGTGTCGGCGTTGCCGCCAGCGACGGCGTTCAAGTTGCCTGCGGCCTGCGTCAGCCCCGTGTAGTCCTGAATACCGTTGGCCGCAAGCTGCGCGGTCGCGTTCGCAACCGTGTCGAGGTCGTACGCCGTCTGGTCGGCGTACGTCTTCATGTCATCCTTGGATTTTGAGATTGCCGAATCGTCGTAGCCAGCGAAGCTCATGGTCGATTCGAACTTCGTCAGAGCATCGGAGCTGTTTATGGCTTCGCCCGCAAGGCCCTGTATGCCGCTTATCGCCGACTGGATGACGTTGCCGGCTAGGTTTGCCAGCGCTCCCTTGAGCACGGTGAACCCGCCGTTGCCCGCACGCTCTGCCTTGTTACCTGCGTCCTCGACGGCGTTTCCCAGCTTGTCGGCCCCTCCCTTGGTATCGCCCATGGAGTCGCCAAGGTCATCTGCGGATGCCGACGCCTTCTCCATCTGGGAATCAAGCTCGCTGATTTCGCTCTTCGTCTTGTTGATGTCGGCCTGCGCGTTGTTCATCTGGGTGCGCATCTGCGACATTGAGCGGGCGTTGGCTTCCTGCGCCGTGGTGCTCTTGTCAACGTCTCGCGCGAGCGCCGCCACAACCTCGGCCTGCGCCTTGTACTCGGGCGATGTGGTTCCCAGCTCCTGCCCGATGCGCTCGAGCTTGGCCTTCTCCTGCTCGTAAGACGCTACCAGCTTCTCGTGCTTGGCCGTGTTGGTCTGGTACGCGTCGGACATTTTGCCGTATTGGGCCTGAAGCGTTGCCAGCTTCGCCCGCTGCTGCTCAAGCTTGTTGTTGAGCACTTCGGACTTCGCGGTGAGCGCTGCGGTGCTAGCGTCGCTCTTTCCATACTGCGAATCGACGAGCTTCATCTGCGAAGATACTTCTTTCAGATTCTGCGTGATTTGGCGCAGTGCCGCTCGATACTCGCTCTCACCCGTGAGTTTCACGGAGCCGCCGAAACTTGCCATGGTTAAAACCTCCTAACTATCTAGAACCATTCCTCGTCTTGCTGCGCTTCCGCTTCGGCCTTGGCGTACGTGCTACCGCTTGCCCGCAGGATGTTCTCAACGTCGAACGTATCCTTGTACGCCTGATATAATCCGCGAAAGCGCCTGAGCGTGAGCCTCCCGACCTCCTTGTCGGACGAAAGCCCCAGCCTTGCCCGACCGATGAAGTAGTACCACGCGAAGTTGATGGTCGGGTCGTAATCGAAGATTACGTCTCCGTCGTGGACTATCCGTTTTTTGAATCATCCTCGGTTGAGTCGATGACGCTCTTCTGCACCTTGTCGGTAACGGTGTCCAGACCGACCTCGGTCAGGATGCGCGCGACCTGTCGGTGTGTGAGCGGCTTCTCATCCATGCCGTTCTCGTCGTTGTCGATGTCGATGCCCTCGTTAATCATCTCCATGGCCCCGAACACGAGAGCCTTGATGTTTGGCTCCCCGCCATCGTCAGGCTCGGTGAGCTTCCCCCATGCCTCGATGCTGCCGTACTCGTCTTGAATTGCCTCCATGACATTGAGGTCGAACACGAGCTTGTAGCTCTTGCCCTTGTACTCGATTTTCTGGATTGCGCTCTTCATCGCGTCTTCCTCCCTTTTCTCGGAAATGGGCCACGGGCCGCATAGGCCCATGACCCATTATCCAGCATTTTTTGGCACGCGTCACCTCTATGCGGCAGCTGCCTTGAGCTTGTCCTTGACCCAAGCGACGGCGGCGTCCTTGGTGTCGAACGTCTTTGCGGCGCTCCAATTGCCGTTCGCGAGCTGCGATGCGGTGCCCTCAATCTCTGGCGTCTTGAAGTCGACCTTCTCGCCCTTGGTCTGGTCATCCTGAGACGGCTCGGAGAACTTCACCTTGTAAAGGAACTCGCCCTTGTACTTCAGGGCGCCATTGACCATCTTGGTAATCACGCGACCAAGTCCGATGTAGGGTGCTACGTCGTTCGCGTTGCGCACCATCTCGCCGCCAGTGACACCCTTACCAGCATCAGACACCTTGTGGCCGAGGATTGGCGCGAAAATTGTATCGTCATCGTCGGCAACGCCAAGGGTCACCTTGGCCGAGTTGAAGCTCTTGTCAGACTCTGAGAGCGAGTCCTCAGCGTAGAGCGCGGCGTCGTTGTTGGTCACGTCGACCTTGCACGACACCGCCTTTCCGAACGTCTTAGGCCCCTTGTAAGACGGAGAGCCGTCCTCGGCTTCGGTCAGCTCAGACCACCAAAGGTTTGTAAGTCCAATCTTTGCCATGTTTAAATCCCTCTTTCCTTTGCAAAACTGAGCGTCACGTGATAATAGCCCGTGTCGCTCTCGTACATGTCCCCCGAAGAGCGGGACGGTTGCCAAGTCCAGCCCGCACCTTCGAGAATCTTCTTGACGGCTTCGACGATTGCGAGGTAGTTGCCCTTTGCGTAAACGTCGAAATCGTAATAGGTGACGTACCCCAGCAGTGAATCATCGCCAGAATACGAATCATCGTCGTACTCTCGTGAATAGACGATATAAGGCTCGCCGTGCCCGTCGTAGAACATGAAGCGCACGGGGATTGACACGCCATCGACGGTGAATCCACTGAAAAGACTCTCGATTTCTGCGTTCATCTAGTCACCCTTGATGTATCGGTCTTGAACCTTCATCATTGCCGCCTCGATTTGGCCCTTCTTGAAGCTCTTGCGCATGAACGGGTGCTTCGGATACGACGGCCCGTTGCTGCGCCCGTACTCGAAGAGGTTGCAGACCAACGGCGCGGGCGTTCTCGTACCGTCCTCGTTTTCGAAGTAACCGTAGAACGCAACCTTGGTGTTGCGCCCACCGTCCGACGGCGTGTAGTACGGTCGCGTCATCTTCAGGCACCGCATGATTCCAGACCCGTGAAAGCTCGCGGGAACGTTGGCGTTGACGTTTGCGAGGACGGTCTTCGCGCCCTCCTGCGTCATTTCCTCAAGCATCTTCTGGGTGTCCTCGCCAAGCTCCTCGAACGTCCTGATTAGGTCGGTAGGAAGGTCTGTCTCGAACCTTGCCATTAGTGGGTCACCTCCTTGCATTGCATTTCCAGCTCGACGTTGGCGTAGTTCACATTGTTCAGATACTGAATCTCGTAGCGCCTTCCGTCGAACAGAACGACCATATCGCGGTCGATTTTCGTTTCGAGCGGGTAGCGAATCGTGAAGTTGGTCGTTGCCGCCTCGAAGCTCGTCCCGCTCTTGATGAGCGTGTAACCGCTCGTCGTTCTCACGCTCGCGTAGGCTTCGAGAACGGGTTCGTCAACCGTGGTTGGGAACCCCTCCGCGTCGTGCGATACCTTCGGCTTGACGATTTGGATGCGGTGGTTGTACTTCCCCGCGTTAATCATCTTGCTTCACCGCCGATGGAAGAAGGTTCACGGAGTGCATGTCGAGGATGCTCTGCACCGCAAGATTTACGTTCGCGGAATCGACGTACAGGGCGCGGTTGTCGTACATGTCTTGGCAAAGCACGAACAAGGCGATAATGAAATCGCTGGATTCGTCCAGCTGCTCCATCGTAAGACCCGTGTACTTGCACATGTACGCGGTTGACGCGCCGATAATCGTCTTTAGGAACCCTTCCTCGGAAGGTGTCACCTCGCCGACCCGCAGGTATTCCGCAAGGTCGGTCGAAGTGACCTCCGAGACTTTCGCAATCTGGTTCATGTCGTTTCCCCCTTACTCTTGGGGATTCGGCTCCCCAGACTTCTTGGTGCTCCTGCCGCGCTTGGGCTTGACCTCTTCGATGTAGCCAGCCTTCAGCAGGTCTGCCACCAGCTCGGCGTTGTCAATCTCGCGCGTTTCGCCCTCGTGCATCGAGATTGCGCCGCTGAAAGACTTCAACGCCTTATGCACTAGCCATCACCAGCTTGGCGAGCTTATGCTCGTTCTGCACCTTGGAATCGAACTCGAACCAAGCAACAACGCCCATGGCGTGCTCGTCTGCGTACTTCTCACGAAGAACCTGCGTCGTGATGTTCTCCGAGAACTTAGTGGCAAGGCCAGTCATATCGCCGTAGTAAATCGTGGTAGCGTCAGCCTCGATTTCGGGCATGTTGTCGGAAACGTACACTGGCTTGCCGAGCAGCGTGGAACCGAACGGGGACGTGATATCGTCCTGAAGCAGGTAATGGCCGTCGGAACCCTTCAGCAGTCGGAGCGCCGTGCGGGTCGCAGTGGACATAATCCAAATCGCGTTGGATTGGTAAACGTCCTTGACGCTGTCCTTCAGCTTCACAACCTCGTCGGAGGTGATAGCGTTAGCAGCCGCTGCGGTCACCTTGTTCTTCAGGGTGGAAAGGCCGGTCACCTTGCCGCTCGTGCCGATAAGCAGCTCGTGCTCGATGAAACGCGCGATATCCTCGGCCATCTTGTTGACCACGAAGGAAACGATGTCGAACTGGCTGTTGTTGATAAGCGAGTTGCTAATCTTGGAAAGCGCACCGGCGAGGAAGCCGTCAAGCTCGATGCTCTTGAACGTGCCGTTGCTGGAAGCCAGCGGCTTGAACTCCTCGGCGTAAGCAACGGTGATGCCGCCGCCCGTGGTGTCGTAGTACGGAATCTGGAGCTTGCCCTCGATGTTGTACTTCTCCGACTTCTCAAGAACCGGAGAGATGTCGTAAACCTTCTTGATAATCTGCTGGGCAATTGTGGTCGGGATGACCGCGCCGTTGTCGGTCTTGTCCAGCTCACCGGCACGCTCGTGCATCACGCGGCCACGGATGTAGTTCTCGAAGGCACGGCGCTCCTGCTGCTCATGAGTCGGCTTCGGCTCACCTCCAGCGGGCGCAGGCTCCTGCTTCGGCTGCTTGTCCTTGGAATCGTCCAGCTCGTCGCTAATCTTCAGCGCTTCCTTGATTCGCTTCACATCCTCGCGAATCTCGGCCAGCTCCTCGGCCTCGTCCTTGGTAAGCTCGCGCTTGTTGACCTCGGCGTCGGCGAGAATCTTCTCGGCCTTGTTAATCTTGTCGTTCTTCAGCTCCACAAGGTTCTTGTAGCTCAGGGAGCGGGTGTGGTAAATCTTCGGCATGTTAGTCCTCCTTCATCTCGGCGATAATCGCCTTGTAGTTACTGTAGTCGATTTCCTGCTTGGTTTCACGTGAAACATCGTCGGCCTTGTCCTCTCGCGTCTCTGGCGTTTCACGTGAAACATCGTGTTCGGCATCGTCGAACGACTCGGAAACGAACAGCTTCTTTTCCGAATCCTCGCTGCGTGCCATAATCAGCGTCCCGTCGTACGCGGGCACCTTGGAACGGTCGAGGATTGAAACCTCTTCGAGGTCGAGGTCGTTCACCTCGCGGGTGAGCATACCGTTCTCGACGCCGTTCTTCACGTCTCGGTCGTGGAAGCCGAACGACCATCCAACCAGGTCGCCGCGCTTCGCCATCTCCATGACGTTCTTGTCGGAGATGATGCACTTTGCGCGAAGTCCGATATTGTCCTCGGTCAGTTCGAGGTTGCCCTGCTTCGTGCTTCCAAGGTCGCGCTGCCAATTGTGGTTGAGCAGGACGTGAACATCGTCGTTGCGCTTCAGGGCACGCGCGAACGCGCCCTTCTTGATTCGCTCGACGAACCTGCCCATGCGCGACAACAGCGGTTTGCTGTCCCGCTCCACGGCGTTCACGTAGCCTTCGATTTCTACCGCATCCTCGCGAATGTTAATCTGCATTGATTTCACCCCCCTGCGCCTGAAGTGCGCCATCAGAATCCGAAATGCCCTTGGTCGAGTCCGTGTTAGGTGTGTAGACCTCGCCAGTAGCCGTATCAAAGAGAACGGAACCGAGTCCAAGGTCGATGAGGTCAAGCCCCTCGACCTCGTTCATGTTCTCATTTCGGCGCATCTCGTTAATCGTCATTATGCCACACTCTTTTGCGAGCTGGTACGTCTCGTATCGCTCCTTCAGGCTGGCCTTGATGATTTCGCGGCTGTCGAACGCAAAGAAGTAATTGCGCTTCTCCTTTTCCAGCAGCAGGTCGCGGTTAAGCGCCGTCTCGAACGCCCGCACGATGGGGTAGATGGCGAACTTGTACGTCTCCTCGAAGTCATCCTTGATGTGGAAGATGCCGTTGATTTCGTCGGCCATCGTCCGCTTGTTCTCGTTGAGCTGCATCTCGGTGGAAGTGCTCGACGCTTCCTGAAACTCCAAGCCGTTGTTGAGAACCACGACGTTCTCCTCAGAGTTACCGTAAAGGTTCGACCATGCGCTCTTGAGCGCGTCGATTTCCTCTTGGCCGAGTTTGCGCTGCGACTTCAGGAACCCTCGCTTGTTTCCGCCCGCCTTCACCAACCCCAGTTGGTACATGAGCGTCTGGTATCCAGTCTCAAGGGCCTTCGCGACCTCGACGGTAAGTCCGACGCCGCTTGCGCCGTCCTTCGTGTTGCGAAGAATCTTGATGAACTCGAACGGCTTGTAAGTGCCGTTCCCGACGATGATGTCATAGTCCTTGTAAATCGGGTCGCTGTTGATGTTGATGCTCACCGCATCGCACTTCACGTAGTGCAGACCCGTCACGTCGTTGCGGCTGCGCTCGATGTAGCAATAGCCGCCCTTGCCCATGAGGTAATCCTCGACCATCGCCTTCTTGAGCTGGAACCCGTCCAGCGTGTCACCCGTATCGCCGTTAAGCATCTTCGTTCGCGGGTCGTTTTCCACCTCTTCGACAACACCATTCTTGGTGCGGTACAGGCGCACCGGCATACAGGCCACGGCGCTCGTGATGAAGTCGACCGCGCCGGATACTGCGGGCAGCATCATTGCCTTGTCGCGGTCAATTGGCTCGTTTGCGAGCAATGCACGCAAGAGCACGTCGTTCACCGTGCCGTCGTTGCCGATGACGTTCTCGGCGGAGCGCTTGCGCTCCCGCATATCACTGAACCATCCCATAGAATCACCCCTTTTAATTCTGCGCGTATTCCCAGCGGTAACCGCCTGCTGTTTTGCAGTTCTTCCTCTTGCGCAAGCAACCGCATATCGAAGAGCGGTTTATACCCGTCTTTCTCTCTGCGTCCCTTGTGCTCAGGTATGTTGCCCCCGTCTCGACGCACATAATTTCCTTGTGCGTTCGTTGAGCTGCTGCCATTGCTTCTTTTTCGGCGGGTGTCCAATGCCGTCCCTTGTTCCATACCCGCAGGCCAGTATGCGCTTCGCTCATTTTCTTTCTTGCTTCGGCTGTATGTTTCATGCCCTTATGGGCTTCACCTATCTTGCGCCTGCGCTCTTCCGTGAACGCAACGCCAGCGCTTCCGCATTCGCCGCCAGTGCTGTGGTTGTATCCCTTCTCGCTGTTTGTTGTGTCGAACTTGCTCATAAGGTTCTTTTCAACTTCGCAGGCGCGCTCTTTCGAAACTCCGCTCAATACGATTATGTGCTTTATGTTGTCCCACCCGTATTCATCAATCGCGTTGTGAAAGTGCTTATTGGCTTCATATCCCTTGCCATTGTTCCATCTGTATTCTGGCTTCCTGCATGTAATGCAGATATATCTTTTACCGCTTGGTGTTATGTGCATGTATACCGTATAACTCATGTCCCCGCCTTGCGCTATATGACTTGAACTGTGAAGTCAGGCATCTGACCGAAAACAACGTCCTGTTGCAATAAGTATAAAGCGTTTATAAGAGCGACACACATGTCCACTTTGCCCTTCGACTTCTTTTTCGTAACGTACATGTTGCGGTTCGTGTCGTATGTACATCGAGCGTTTTGAAAATTTATTTCAAGCAGCTTGTTATCCGTATATTCAAACTCTTCGTTTAGCACCTTTTCTTTCAGAAGTTTTGTCGGGCTATGGAGCACGCTGGAATGCTGCCTGATTTCGACGGTGTTGTAGCCCGCGCCTTCCAGCTTCTGCGCGGTGCTGAGCGCGTTCCATCGGTCGTAGCCGATTGCCTGCACCTGCACGCCGTACTTTTCCTCGATGCCGAGGATGAAGTTCTCGACAACATTGTAGTCGATTACCCTGTCACCGCAGGCGATGCACTTCCCAGCCCTGACGAACTCGTTGTAGTCAATCTTCTCGTATGCGTTCTTCTCGGGGATGCGGCCCTCTGGAACGAAAGCGAAAACATCGGCGAGGATGTTGCCGTCATCATCGGCGGCTACCATAGCGACCGCCGTGTTGTCGTTCGTCTCAGACAAGTCCAATCCGAGATACACCACGCGCCCGCGCCAGTCGATGTTCGCCACCTTGCAAGACTGCACGTCCGCAACGTCGATGAACGTCTCGGTGCCCTGACCCTGATAGATGATGTTGCAGTGCTTGGTCAGGAAGTTCTCGCGTGCCGATTCCACCGCGATTGCGTAGGCTCGCTTCTTCTTCAGGTCTTCCCAGATTTCGGGAATCTCCAAACTCACGGGGTTGGCGTGGCGCATGACCAAATCGTCGGTCATCCAGCCCTTCGTATCGTCAGGCTCGTAGAGCAGCGCGAACAGCGTATCGTCCTCTGCGATGCCATCGAGAACCTTCTTTGCGTATGCGACCTCGTCCTCGAAAGGATTGTCTATCGTCGGGTACTTGGTGCTGATGATGAAGCCGAGCTTGTTCAAGATGTTCAACTGGCCAGACTTCATCGCTTCCACCGCGTAGCTCGTCGGCAGCGCCCCTACCTCGTCGGCGCAGAAGGCGCTCGGAAGTCGGCCATCCATTCGAGACGTTGAATAGCTCAAGGGAACGTACGTCGAGCTTTTCGGTATGAACGTGATGGACGGATTGATAATCTTGAATCGCTTGTTGCCCTTGTACTCGTAGACCAGTGGGGACGAGCGCAGCGTCTGCGATATTGCTTCGCGAATCTGCTTTGACAACGCCCCGTCTGGCGCGACTGAGAAGAACTCCGCGAATCGCGGCTCGGTAAGCATGAGGATGATGAAGATGGTCGCTACCGTGTACGTCTTGAAGTTCTTACGCGCGATTTCAAGCAGCCCGATTTCGTAACGTCGCTTCTCGGGATTGTCTCGGTAGACGGTGCAGAGCACGGCGATGTAGAGCAGCCATTGGTAACCCGTCGTGCACTCATAGAGCGTCTGCCCCGTCCTCAGGCCCTTCGGCATGACGAGCAGCTTCAGGATTGATTCGACCTGTTGAATCTTCGCATCGCTGACGAGGTACTTCTCGCTCTTGCCGTCGCAGACATCCATCCATAGGCGCATCTGCTTCTTGACGTACGCTGGCGTGGTGTCCGCGTCGATTGCGGCCTCGCAGTATTCGTAGCCCCTATTCCTCGCCATCGCTGTCACCGTTGATTATCGCCATGAGCGGGTCGCATCCAGAGTCGCGTTCCTCGTCCTCCTTGGCGAATCCCTTGATAATCTTCATCAGCGTAGTTACCGTGCGGTTCGCTGAGTCAGTGGTCTTGTTGTACTCGGTCACGGCTGGGTTCACGTAGATGTTCGCGCGGCCCTTAACGTACTCCTTGGTGACGAGCGTGCCCGTCTCCTTGATTGCCTTTTCCAGCTCGGAAAGGTTGGAGAGCTGAACCTGGTACCGCTTGAAAGTTGTCACGAAGAAGAAATTCGTCTGCACGCCAGTCTCTTCGGCGATGTGAAGAATCTCGATAGCCTGCTCTTGTAGGTTCATTTTCTTTTCTGCCATTTTGACTACTCCCACTTGCTTCCAAGACTTGCGACTATTTCGCGCTCGCGCTCGCTCAGCTGCCACGCTTTGGTCTCATTGCCATTCGCGCGAGCTTTTTCGGCGGCGTTAATTTCGGCGGATGCTGCTGCTTCGGCTGCTGCTTCTGATAGCAGGTAACCACCGCCGTATATGCTAGAGCCTTCTTCCTTCTGAGCGTCGAGAGCTGAAATCTTCGAGCATTCATCGGCTCGCACGCTGAAGTCAACGCCAAGGCCAGACCACCGCGAAACCATGTCGGTAGTGATTACCTCGCTGGGATACGAGTATTTGGGATGGTGTGCCTTACTCTTCGCAAGGTTCTCTTCGTCGGCGACGTTGACGGCTTCGTTCAATTTCGGGAGCGTGCGAACGACTATATCCGCTTCCATGTTCGTCAGAAATGACGTGTTGACGCTCGCGCCGTTCTCGTATGTGATGGCAGTATGGCAAGGTATATAGCAGACCCCTGGAACGCCTGCCGAAAAAATCGTCAGCGTTGGACCGAACAAGAAGAACGGAATACCGCGCTCTTGATAGAATCGCTGGATTTCCGCGAGAATAGAGAACGGCGGGTTGTCTACGACGCAGCAGCCTTCTGGGTATTTCTCGTTGCGGTAGTCACCGCCGGGGAAGAACGGCCGAACCATGTCCTCGCGTTTCACTCCATATTCGCCCGCAACGAAATCGGCTACAGCTTCGTAGACGTTATCTGGCGTGTGGCAATCGTCGGTTGTCTTCTCCTCATTGGACTTGTCGGCGAAATCGTTGTGTTCGTCGTCGCCTTCCTCGTGCTCGTCGTATTCCCTTTCATCGCTGCCGAACCAGTCACCGCCAGTGTCAAGCTCGAACCCGAACGCGCCCATGTCTATGTCGGGAATCTGACCAAGCTCAATGTCCAGCTTGCCCAAGTCCCATTCTGCAAGCTCGCTCGTCTTGTTGTCCGCCAAGCGGAACGCCTTCACCTGCTCTGGGGTCAAATCGTCCGCCACGATGACTGGAACCTGCGTCAAGCCCAGCTTGTGCGCCGCCTTCAACCGCGTATGACCGTTGATGATGACGTTCTCAGAGTCAACGACGATGGGAACCTTGAAACCGAACTCCTTGATGCTAGCGGCCACCGCATCTGCCGCGTTGTCGTTCAATCGCGGGTTGTTCGCGTACGGAATCAGCGAATCAACGTCCATGTAGGTGACTTTTGTCTTGTCCATGCTTGAAAATCTCCTTTCTCGATACGCTCGGAGGCGCTATGGGGGAAACGCTCGAAAGAATCCCAAATAATCGCCCTTATTGGATGATAATCGCAGTTTTAAGCCCAAAAACCGCCTTTTTCCAAAAAAGCTCATCGGATTAAAAACTTAGTGTTCGGAGG